ATATATCCATCTGAATAAAATCTTCCTATAAATGGTTGCATTTGTGTAAGAAGATCAATTCTATTTCTCATGTTTTCAGACTCTTTCATTTCTTGAAAGTATTGATCTTGTGCATAAGAATAACTTATATTTTCTTTTAGATCATTCCAGTCAGAATCTGTTATTATATTTTTTAGTATAAGTTGAGTTCTAAGTAAGTCATTAAATAGATGGTTAAATTTTTTCCTTAACCTATTAATAAACTTTATAAACTTTATCTCTTCATGTGTTATTTCAGCTTGTCTTCCAAAGTTAAAACCAGACTGCTGTTGAAATCTTGAAATAGGAATATTTAATGATTGATATACTTTAGTTTGGAAATATTCAATATCAGCTATTTCACCTAAGTTTTGACCACCTGGTAAAGTTGTTATCTCTGTTCCTCTTCCACCTTCTCTTCTTGGTAACCAAAAATCTTCAAGCATTGTCATAAACTTACGATCATCTTTTACATCGCCTGTGGCAGAATCATATACAACTTTATTTCGATATCGTGCCATGATATCTCTCATATACTGTTCTGCTTTTAGTTTAGGTAGATTACCTACATCAATGTAAAAAATTCTTCTTTCTGGAGCTCTTGCCAATCTATAGATCACTAACGAATCAGTCATCATTTTTAATTGATTAACAGGCTTTATGGCTTTGTGGAGATATCCAATAATTAAACTTCTTTGAAGATCCATTACTCCTGAAGGACAAAAAGCTATTGTGTCTTGTGCTATTTTTATTCCAGCTTGTTGATCACTTGAAGGAGGAATACCAGGACTGTATGACAATCCTTTTTCATTATATACAAAATACTCTTCAATTTTTTCTACAAGATCTATACCACTAGGATCTTTTTTCTTTTTTATTTCTCTAACTTTTTTGATTTTTCTTGGATCAATATACCTTAACTCTTGAATGCCGTTAGTAGTATTTTGTTTATCAATTAACTTTTGATAATATATTCTTCCATCAACATACCATCTTCTGAATATATCGTGAGCCTTATCATTAAAATCAAGAAGTTTTTTTACTTTATCAAATTCAGCTGTAATAGTTTTTTTTAAACTTTGAGATAAACCTGTATTATCTAAATTAATAGTTACAGGATCTTCATCATCTATTGCTGCAATAGCTTCAGATATAATTTCTTCAATAGCATTATCACAATCAGGATAAGCTGCTATTTCTCTATATCTTGAAATTAATTCTGATTCGCTTCTAGTAGATGCATCAATATCAACAAAGGTACCGTAGTACCCTGCTGATGTAGCTGTGATAGATCCGTCTTCAGGAACCGGAGTTACTATTGATTGACTAGTAAGATCCGGTTTCTTCTGACGTTCAATTGTGAAACCAAATAAGTTGAGTGCCATAATATAAAATTTCTATTAGATTGAGTTAAATATACCAGTCAATATGCTACCCAAGTTATTACCTCCACCCGATGTAACGAACGACTGATATTGCCAAGTAACAGTAAATGTTGATATCTGATCATTGGCTCCAAAGTCTAATGCTACAGGAGAAAGGTCTACAGGGAAACAGTCAAGTAATGTATAACTCTTTAAAACATTACCATTTCTATCTAACTGGAATACATCTAAGTTTCTTTGATATTCGGCTGGATTCAATCTACCTACTTTTGTTTGTAAATCTTCCATACCTGCCATCCACTGCTCAATACCGTTTCTGATTGTTAATGATGAATCATTAAGAACAGTTATAGTCCAAGGTGCATATATTCTATCACCTGTGAATTTAACTTCTCTTCCACGATACAATACAATAGCAGGGTTAACAATCTGACCAGGCAGTTCAGCTACGTTTACTAAAAACGGAGACTTTTGTACTGCATTAGCTGCTCCTGCAACGTATGTTGGAAAAGAAAGCTGTACTGCAAACTGATTAGGTCTTACTCCACCATTTGTAAGGGCAGATTTAAATCGCTCTACATTAAATACTGACATTAGTTATCTCCCTTTAACCACCAACTTCATCAAACGAGATACCTGTTCTCGTTGCAACAAAGTTTAGTTGAATGAAATTAATTGATCTAGCAGGCTTGATGAAGATATCAGCAACAAATTCATTTCTATCAATTACTTCACCTGTGTTGTTTGATTCATCACAAACTACCTTAAAGTCTGTAATTCCTCTTCTACCTTGTATATCTCTCAAGAATGGTTCTACAAGATTTCTGAATTGTGCTCTTGTAAATGCATCATTGAATTCAAACAACTGAAACTTAGCAGCAGTTGCAATTGATTTCTCTAATACAATAAACAACCTTCTAACATTTATTCTATCAAAAGCAGAAGGTTTAGATAAAAGTGTTTTATCACCAAATAGTACTGTTCCATTGCCTGGGAATGTAACTACTGGATTAACACCTTTCTTATATAAAATATCTCTTTCAGAAGATCTTGGTGAAAATGGAAGTTTAGCAACTCCTTTAACTTGTCCTCTATTGAATCCTGCAGGAGAAAAGAATGGATCTGCTACAAAGTCTGTTCTAACACAAAGACCTGCTGTATCACCATTTAATGGTACATATCTGAATACATCATTAAATCTATCGTACTGATATTTGTATCCAGAATCCATAACTGCATATGATGAAGAAGGAAGTAGATCTCTAAATGCTGTAACTGCTGTAGCTTCATTTCCACTGTTGTTTACAACGTCAGATTGTTCTGGTGATACAAATACGACCAAATCTTTTCTTACTTCAGCTATTTGACTGATAGAATGTTCTGCTACAGTGCTTGATGCTTTTCCTAATGGTAAAAGTGATATGTCGTGTAGATCATCATTTTTAAAAATGTTTAAAGCAGTAGTTATATTACCATCTGTTATATTATCATTTGAAACAGCATTTCCTAATGAAAAGTTTATATTTCCATTTCCTGAGTTAAGTGTTTTAAATGTACTACCTAATGTTGCTGATCCCCATGCTGTTCCTACAGCTTCTACATTTGATGTATGTCCTAACCACCAAACATATTTTGAAGTATCGTTTATAACATTAACGTAGTAGTTAGAAGATCCATCTGCCTTTAACGCATCAGATCCCTTTGAAACTAATTCAAATTTTTCTAAAATTGTATTAGCTGTACCTGTCCATGCACCTGTTTCATCAACAATAGCAACGTGTATTTCATCGTTAGAAGCATTTCTTGTTGATGCAAATGTTGAAGTTCCTGGTTCATTAGGAAATTGGTTAACAAATTCCCATGTTGCATATGTGTTTGCATCACACATTGAAACTTTTAATGCATTACCAAGTTCTCCTGGATATTTTGCTGCCCATGATCTATTGGTTTCACCTGATGAATAATTTCCATCATAATCATCTTCATTTTTAATATAGATGTTTGCTCCAGCATTTGTTGAACTTATACCAGCCGTAATATTAGCAAAAGCATTTTGTGCTCCTGTGCCAGTAGCACTACCAGTTCTGTTTACTGTTCTTATAACTTGTAAGTTATTTCCATATGATAAGAAGTTAGCAGCAGTAAAATATGATTCAAATGTTGTATCGTTTGGTCCTTTAAATCTTTCTTCTAAAACAGTTTCTGAATCTATAAGTGTTACTTCTTCAACAGGACCCCATTGAAAAGCTCCTACAAAACCACCAGCAGTGGTTGAAATAGCAGGAACTAACAGAGTTAAGTCTTTTTCAGTAACCAAAACTCCTGGTGAGAGTTGGAAAGCCATATTAATCTCCTTAAATAATTTTATGTAATCTCATTACAAAAATGTTTTTCTTGTTTTATTTATAATATCTTTTCTTTTAGAAATTTTTGATAATCTTTTTGATATTTGTCTGATAACCATAAATCTCCTCCTAAAACTTCGTATTCTGGCTCTTTATTATCTTCTATAAAACCAAATGGAGTTAGTTCTTCTTCTATCTGAACCATCTTTTGTTTAAATAAAGCCTCTCTATTATTAGCATTCATTAAATCCTTAAATAAAGGATCATTAGAAGCCCAAGCAAATAATACTAAAGACATAGTTAAATCATCGTGATATCCTTCGTCTGCTTGAAATGAACCTCTTTGTTCAACAAATGTTGATAATTCAGATATAATATCACTATCAAATATTAAAAGTTTATCTTCCTCAACTAATGATTTTAATGTTGAACATCCTATCCTTTTTATCTGCTTAGTTGTTCTTACACCTAATACTGCATTTCTTCCACTACTTGATAAGAATTGTCCGTACTTAGAATCATGTCCTACCCACATCATATTTTCATATTCAATATCATTATAAATTATGTCAGCTACTTGTTGTCCTATATCATTAATCTCAACAAGTATGTGAGCATCATTGTAATCTTTTGCAACCTTTGTAATTATATTAGGATATAATAATGGTGTTATATTGTTATCTTTAAATTTAGCTACTACTTTAAATGGATACTCTGTGCAATCAACTACAGTAAAAGCTGAAAAGTCTCCTCCTACTCCTCTTGATGTATCCACTGCAATAAAATAAAAATGATTTTTTTCTGGTGCTTCTATAACATCTAAGTTATCTTTGCTGTAAGTAAATGTCTTAGCTGACATATGAGCTATTTTATCAGCACTTATTAATGTATTACTTGATCCTAAAAATGTACAGAGAACCTCTTGATTAAACTTTAATTCACCAAGTACTTTCTTTTGCTCTTCAGCCCATGCTTCGTCTCTTCCAGGTATCTTCCAATAAGGAATTTGTAAATTTACAAATC